TTTCCCCCATCTGCGTGTAAAACACAGGACTCCACCTGTGATTTACTTTTACCGTTAAGTGTCTGCTTCCTTTGTACTAAACGAAGGAGGGTTATTAGTCTGTCCTTCTCAAGTGTCAGCGTTGTCATCCGGCTCATCCTCTTCGATTTCCTCGTCCTTAGTTGGGCGTAGGAAGGGGAGGCCGTACCACTCCGCCTGTCCATTCTTAACAGATAGAATGGTGTGGGTACTGCCCACAAACTCAATGTAGTTTCCTTTCATCTCTTCGATGGTGGCCTTAACACACCATTCGCCGGCTTTGAGTGCCCTATCACCCTTCACACCGGCAGCCATGTCTGCCTTCATCATGTATCGGGCCAAGAATACCTGTTGTGTAAAGCGCCTCATGGTTCCCTTTTCCCAGTCGGGCCTTTCCCCAACGGTCATAAGAACCTTCTTACCGCTTCCGTCATCCATCCACTCCTTAACACCCGTTAAGTGAAACGTGTTGTATATCTTGCTTACAGGAAGGGCGTGAAGTCTATCGAGAACATCTCGGTTCATCTTGTTGCGCTCGCGCCACTCCTTTTGGTTGAAGTTGTCATCCTCATGCTCGATAATACCCTTTGCCAAGAGTGACTTTCGCATAGCGAACTCACACCACTTGAGGAAGGTTGAGCCTCCATCGAAGATAATCCCTCCAACATCTTCACCGTCCTTTACATTGTTGGCAATATTATTGATGAAGAACTTGGTCTTTTCAATGAGTTGGATGTGATTAATCGTGTTATCCTCAAAGAAGATGGAGTCATCCATCTCATCTAGGATAGGAAGAACGATAATATTCTCAGCACCGGGGTACAAATGCTCTAACGTAGCCTTTGCTGAGTTATCTACATCGAAAACATAGATAGGTAATCCCTTCATAATCTCATCGTGGAGAAGCCATGCGGCCAGTCCTGTCTTGCAAGTGTTTTCATGTCCTACGAGAGCAAAACGACCCTCGTTATGAGCCGCCCTTTGGGTGTTGAATAGGTTGCGATAGTAAGACCTGTCGTACACTATCTTAGGCACGGCTGCTACCTTTGGCGCCGATTCTTTGAGTTGTGGTGCTGCACCCCACCCACTAGCCATCAGTTAAACTCCTCCTCAATTGTCATGTTATCATTGGATAGAGAAGGCATAGCCTCGATTTCATCGTAAGCCCACCAACCCCCTATACTGAGTCGTTGTTCATCCTCTTGACTACGCCATGTCTGTCCGACGACTAGACACTTAGTACCAACAGCAAAGTTCACTCGTTCTGCTTGGTTTGCCGAAACGTACACATCAACTGTTGCTGCGGTGGAAGTCATGTCAAGGTCAGCGCAAACAAGTACCATACCACCGTTATCACGCGGGTCAATGTGGATGACCTCGGTGGGCACAGCGATAATCTTATCCCACCAACCGTCTTTGCCATTGAACTCGTCGTAGTATGCTCGCATAGCATCAAGACTGTTAAGTACATCAATAGGCATATTATCCTCCTTTAGAAGAGTCAAGGGGTCGCCGGAATATTGCTCAACAAGCGCGGGGTCTGAACTAAATACTGACACGTTGGGCCTTGCGTATGCGTTATTATTCTTACCTTCCTTCAACGGTATAGTTCCCGTCACAAAGGTTGGGTGTTGAACATCAGCCGCATTTCCTTGTGCTTTGACAGTTATAAGTTTCATGTCAGTAGTTAGGAAGAGGGAACTGCGCTCCCTCTCATCCTGTGGTCGTGGTCGCCCGAACTTAAAGTTGGCGTCACCGCTTGGGAATGTTGCGTTGTTCTTATCCCATACTACATAGAAATGTGTGTTCTCATCAAGTTGCATAGTGTGGCGAGGTAGTTCTGAGACATCAGACATACCACCGAAGTCATCTCTTGCATGACGATGATAGGTTCCGTCATGATTGTTCTCGTAAAGCACAACGGCACCACTATCTACAAGTGCGGCCTTTGCTTCATCGCTGATACCGCGTAGTTGTTTGCTCATCTTGTTGTATAGAATCTTTCCCCACTCCTTCGGACGGGGGCTGTATATGAACATACCTTCAAACTGGGTTGCTCCGGCTCGGCGCATCCTCGCGCTTTCCGTACTAATTTGTCGGGCTGCTACACGAAGGGCGAGAAGGCCACAGTCCTCTTCGGACTTGCCAGCATTCTCCCACGCGGCTCCTTGTTCAATCAGTATTGTTTCTGCTTTTTCACGTAGAACATCCACAGACACATTCAGCGTCTTGGCTACATTGGTTAGGGTTGTCTCATTCATTTCATTACCTCTTGGCTCTAAATTACCCTATGCTTATCACGCTTATAATGGTGCCGATACCACCATATTCTTCGCAAAATCGGCCATTACTATCTCTTCATCCACCCCTATTTGCAGGTCACGATATGCTGTGGCTATATGAGTAATAATACTTGTAGTTCGACCTTTAAGATTGGGGATATTTTTAATACTATAGTACATGATTTCTTTTAACACGGTTCTTAGATTACCTTCTGATTGCAGCATGGGAAATGCAGAGGAGAATGATTTGTCATTGATGTGTTCAAAGAACAGGGGAATGTTAAAACCCTTCGTTGAAAGACTCAGAAGGAATTTGTCTCTATATTCATCATCAATTGAATGGTACACTTGGAGAGCGTTGACAGCCGAGCGTAGGTCGCCATCGTGCGCCTCGCGTATCATCTCAAGTTGCTTTCCATTAATTTCCACACCCTCCCTCATCGCTATTTTTGTGAGCCAATCTAAACTACGGACATTATCAAACTTAAAGAGAGTACAACGTGATTGAATGGCGGGGTTAATTTTTGACAGGTTATTGGTAGCGAGAATGAATATGCACGACGAGTTTTCCATGACTCCTTTTAGTGCCATTTGCGCGGCAGAAGTTAGTTGGTCTGCTTCATCAAGAAGAATGAGTGCTTGCATACCACTCCGAGCCATTGGTGATAAATCCTCCTCCACGAACTCGATGCCGCGAGTCCTCTTACTACTAGCATTAAACTGATGGACAGGAATTTTTAATCTAACACTCATGGCGAGAGCCATGCTGGTCTTTCCCGTTCCGGGCTGTGTGCTATGAAACAAACAATGAGGCATATTATGGGAGTGCATTCCCTTGAGGGCCGTCTTCACCTTGTTCTGCCCTTCTATCTCATCAAAAGACGGTCTATGTTTGATAGCCCATACACTACTCATGTTATTGAGGTGTAGTTCACGATTATAAAACTATCGAATCAATCATCGCAAGCGTAAGATTGCTCTATCATCAGCGCATTAGCAGCCTCGTACAACTTCAAAAACAGATGGTGGTTAGGATTATTCACGAAGAATGGTCTTTCAGCGACTAAGACGATGATAAGTGCGGTCATCATCCCTTGTAAGAATCTGTTATCGAGTTTATGAGCCTTTAAAATTTCATCTAAGTTGGCATCCTTACCCTCTTCATAATCAGGGTCGGCTTGTAGCCATAACAGATTCTTGATGAACTGTGATTCGCGTACATTATGTTCTGTCAGAATACTGTTTAGTTCTTGGCTTCTATCTGTACTTAACACCATTTCAATGATTGTAGACATCTCTATTCCCGGTAGCATACTTCCCCTCAACTCCTGTAATGTTCGAGTGCTATAAAAGTCTTCGCATCTTGATAACGACGAGGCTTAGGTTGTTTCTTCCTCTTTTTCTTTCGTGGAATCACCTTCTGCATAGTTTTACCCTCTTTTTTCTCCAAGTTTCTAAGTCCTTTCTTTGAAAAGAATGATAACATACATGGTCTGCAACACACCCCTGCTATTTTAGAGCCTTGTGTGAGAGGATTTATGAAACCTTCCCCGCACATCTTACATTTTAACCGCTTAGGGATGTTCATTCTTCACATCCTCCCAAAATTTAATGAACCATTCAGACAGATAAATTGCAACTAAAAACATGACAAGAGTATAAATCATATTAAAAATGAATTGCATTAAATCACTTCAAATATTTTTAGCGTGATAATTACCGCAAGCCCAAGTTTTGCGGCACTCATACAGGTTCGGCAAAATGCCATTATCCCCATACGTCTTAAGTTCTTTTTCTCAAAGTCACTTACACACGTTTTTTGCTTCTCATGTACCATACGAGTAGCCTCCAAAAGCCCCCCCCAATAACTCATTACTTCGCCTCCTTGTAATCGGGGTGGGTTTTGGGTAAGCGATGTAGTCTCCTCTCTACCAAATTATTGACAAATTGAAATGCACTCTTGGCTCCGGCTTCCCATCGCTTGTCGGCTACATCATCCATTTCATCAGGAATCATAGACTCACGCAAGTCAGATAGATTTACATTAGCCAACAACCACTTAAATATCTCGTATTCAACGTGAACTTTACTTCTCGCTCGCTCTGCCATATTAATACCATGCAGAACACGGTTATAGACGTTTCGCTCCCTTAATCGCAAGCGTCACTAAGTTCTCACGCAAATTAAACATTGTTGAAATCCTTTGGGGAAGACACGAAGGCGACCACAGGAGCAACGACGAGCGACTTTCTTTTGAGATGGAGTCATTATGGTTGGGGTACGAGTATAAATAATATCTTCCTTACTCTGTATGAGGTTGCGGTTAATGTCATAGA